CCGGAGGCTTTTATGTTCGTTGAACTGGTTTATGACAAGCGAAATGTAGAGGGACTTGAAGGGGCCAGAGAGATTATCCTGGCAGAGCTGACGAAGCGAGTGCACCATATCTTCCCTGATGCCGAAGTGAGGGTGAAGCCGATGCAGGCGAACGGCCTGAATAGCGATGCAAGCAAAAACGATCGGGAGAAGCTGAACCGCATGCTGGAGGATATGTTTGAAGAAGCCGATATGTGGCTGGTATCTGAGTTCCCGACAGTTCGCCAGGTTGGACTTTAAAAATCACTCAGGTAGTATTCCTGTCGATTGCTCAGGCATGAACACTGAGCAACCAGCCGCAGTCCTTTCTAGCATACGAGGGACTGCGGCTTCTAAAAATGTAAAAGTTCCAGCAATTCAGCTCTGGTTTACAAATCAGCAAGAGAAATGATATGACAGATAATTTAGCAGGGAATCTAAATAACAGGCTCGATTCACTGCATACAATGCGCGGCCTGGCAGCCATTACAGTAATGCTTTTTCATTTCAGCTGGATTATAGATTCTGCATATGATGGGCTCGGTAATAGCTTAATGAAATATGGCTATTTAGGTGTGGATATATTTTTCATCATCAGTGGTTTTGTCATTTCCATGTCCTCTAGCAAGGCAAACTCAAACCTTAATGGCTGTTTTGTCTTTGTTAAGCATCGTCTAAAACGTTTACTTCCTGCATATTATTTTTGGTTGCTTGTTGCATTTTTAACTGGTGGAGCAATGAGTACATTCCATTATCCAGACAAAATTGAGAATTTAATTAGCGCGGTCACTATGACTCCAGTTACATCACAGAATGGACCACTTTATCTAAATAATGAAAATATGTACGGCATTAGATGGTCTTTGATTTATGAAATGTATTTTTACTTATTAGTTACATTTTCATTGCTTGTTAAAAATAGAACCTTTGCTTTAACCTTAATCATTATATCAATGGTTTTGGTTGTTCCCGTAGTGATTGGCCTCTCGCCAACTTTAAGTGACACAGGTATTGCGTCAAGCCATAAATACCTTAATCTGGCTACAAACCCTATAATTATATTATTTTTGTACGGCGTTATTTTCCAAAAACTATATAAACATGTTACTGTTTTAAGTGTGCTTGCAAGAAGAATATTTGGAATGATATTCTTAATCATTTCTTTAGCTGGTATTTATTTCGAGCAACATGTTACTCACGGCCCGTTGTCGGGAGGTTTATATATGTTGTTATTTTTTGTTGCACTAACAATCAATGAAGACCTTTTTAAAAACAAAACTCCGAAGTTGCTTCTTTTTTTTGGTAACATCTCATATTCCCTTTATTTAATACACACTTTAATGAATACAGGGCTAGACAAACGTCTTACCGAAATAGGGCTTCCTAACGGTTGGTTTAAATTGGCCTTGTATTGCTTAATTTCAATCGTACTTGCCTATGCTTCATACCATTTTATTGAGAGACCATTTTTCAAAAGAAACACAAAGCGAGCCGTATTGGAGTAATTGATAGATTCAGGGGCACGGATTAATTGCCCCTGATATAAAAGAATATTTAATCAGACAGGAACTTCTGGCCAATCGATTTCTGGAGCTGTTGTTAAATCAAGTCGACGTAACGCAAGGCGATATGTTTTCCATTTCGCCAGTAATTCTTTTTCCTCATCGGTGATTGTTCCATCAGATTCTGCATCTGTCAGAATATCGATTTCAACACTGGCTTTTGCCGTAAGCGTATTACGATTAGCTTCTGCATTTCGTATCAGCAGTTCTTTTGAAGGTTCTGGTGGCGTCACCCATGTAGGAAGACCATCACTACCGACACCTCTGATCATTCCGTTTCTATTCTGGAAGGTAGCAAACTCGTTAAATACATCGTCTGATACCTCTACAGCGTCATCAGGCCAGTTCCCCGCTCTGACATAGGTAATCAAGTCAGTAATAAGATAGAACACATTTTTTGAAGCTGACCATGCATAATTGCTATAGCCACTAATGGAATACTGCTTTGTATCTTTATTATAAATCGCCATATTAAACTCCTATTGCCTCGAAATACACGCCCGTATAACTACCCTGGAAATTAGCAGAGAGTCCAACACCAAATGAAGTATTATTGGTGATGCTCCCATGCGCGGATAGAACATCCGTACCCACAATCCGTCCTTCTGCACTTGGAGTTACATTAAGACACAGAAAGGAAGAAGGAAACGCTAGCGGTAGATTCACGCTGACAAAATCATTATCGCTAACAGCAACATATCCCCATTGTCGAATCACACCAGTCTCAAGGTTTTTCTCCCAAGAGATAGTGTTTAATGACTTACTAAATTTATTAGGTGGTGGGTTGTTTGGGCTATAGACTCGCTGGCCATTTTCATAAATATTTCGAGCTGCCCAGATATCATTTTGTGATACAACATCCTTACCAGCACCCGAGCGAACAAAGCCACCAGCATCGACGTTTCCCGTAACACCAACGCTGCCTCCAACGGTCAAATCAGAACCGACTGATGCAATGGAAGTCACACTTAAATTTCGTTGAGCATAAATATCTCTGCCAGCCCATACATCCTGAGCTGATGAAATATCTTTCCCGGCCCCAGATGTCACACTACCCGTAGCGGACATATTGCCGTTAAGAATGCCACCAGTTAAAGGATATGCCCCTACATCACTGGCTGTTGGTTTCCTTTGGTCATGGTAAAGCTCCGTCGTTTCAGGCTGACCTGAATATGATTTGTGAGCAGCAAATACACGAAGAGCAGTACCGTAGGAGACCGCAAACTGCCCCCACTCCTGAGTTGTTGGGCCTGCGGATTCGATGGCAACAACACTATCAGGATAAAGGGTGCCAGGCTGAAAGGGTTCGTAGAAAAAACTACCAACATGCTCTTTGCTGGCCGCACTCTGGCTATCTCGTGACCCTAACCCATAAGACCCTTTAACCAGAGCATTTTGTAAGCCGAGATATTGTACTACATCGCTGACAGACCCTTTCCCTATGATATTCCTCCCCACTAAAGTCAGGTCTGTAAGTGCCGCAACATCCGCGTCCGTAAAATAGGGGACTTTATTCGGGCCAGTTTGCAACCCGGCGAGTGCCGTAAGCGTGGCATCCAGCGGCTGTGAAAGTGCATTCAGGGCTGCGATCAGTTTCGTTTCAAATCCAGACAGACTGCCATCATCCAGTACATCACTATTGGTTTTGTCACTGATAAACTGAGCAAGTGCAGCTGCAACGAAAGATGCCTGCCGCAGGACTTTGTTAATTTCGCTAGCTTTTGCAACTCCAGCGGTAAAACCGGTTGAAAGGGCTGCCAGAACCTCATAGTCAGCCTGTGAAATAACGTTAGCCCCGCCAGCTATGGAGAAGGGTTTAAACTCGTTTTTTGCCATTTATTAGCTCCAGTATCCGGCGTCATAACCGGCGATAGCGATACTCTGTGTGTCAAAACCGAATAGAGGACGAGCGGGATCAATGACATTGAGGTTTTTAACTCTCACGCCACCAGCTTTGATATTCAGCTCGCCTGCTTTAATAACGGAAATAAGCTCAGCCGATGTGTTTGCTATTCCATTAATGGCGATAGCATTTATCGTGATGCTCATGTCCTGGTTGTCGATGATCTGCATTTCTATTCCGGAACCGGCAAAGATGGTTTCGAGAATGTCCTCAAGATGGCCGATCGTGCCATCCCAGGTGTTAATCGCGATTTGCGCTTTCAGTACCACACGGTACGTATCGTCACTCAGACGGGTGAAACCCGTATCAGGGTCGAATGGCCCTTGCCAGCTACCTTGATCCCATCCAAGCCCTTCAGTGTCCCAGGAGAAATAGACGTCCGCGATAGGTACGCTCACAGTTCTGCCACGCCCCACCCATTCCCCAACGACGTCGAGCTGCACACCCACGGCCCGATCGAGGTCAAACGCAGCTATAAAGCTTTCCTGGGATTTTACGATGTCGGTTAATGGCCGAGTTATCAGGTCAACGTGTTGTTTAAAAAGAGGCTTAGTAGCGTGGTAATTCGTTATTCTTTCCGTGTATTTGCTCATACCGGTGTCACCTTAATGTTGGCAACGTCCCCAGCAGCGGCTTCGTTAAACAGAATGTCCACGTTAGCCGCACTAACCCCGGCTGCCGTCTTACCAATTTTCAGTGAGGTGATATCGTAATACCGGCTGGCCCCTCCACTCATTACCCCGAGGTTAGCAGGTGAATAAATCCGGCTGATGAGTACATTCTCGCCAATACCGAGACTGTTGATATACTTTGCAATCTCAACCTTCATCTGATCAGCAATTTGCGACGTATAACCCGGGTAACAGTAATAACCGGCAGCCCCGATCCGGAGATCAGTTCGCAATCTGATTTATTGAGAGACGGGCCGGATGCACAAATGATGAATGTATTCATTCGTGTTGACCTGGTTCGGGAGTAATTGGTTACGGTTGCCGATGCTTATCTTCGGCTTGTCTCTGAGGACTGCAATTAACCGTAACGGAGAGAACACTGAGCCTACTGTGACGGGTTATCGTCACTCTTTCCCCCGAAGGGTGGCCCTCGACGCAGAACGCCCATAAGCCCAATGCTCTTTCCTGTTACGGCCATAAAAAAACCCGCTCGGAGGCGGGTTTGATTTCGTGTAGGCGTTATATACCACGATTTGAAGCTTACAGGACAACCTTATGCAAAGTCAACGCTATAAAGTAAAAAAATGTTGTCATTTGCTTCGATCGCCTCAATAACGGGTAGCCTTCTCAAACTCTTCCGCCGCTTGCCTTTCACCTTTGATCAGCGTATCAACCAACCTCTCATAGAATGGTTTCCAGTTACGTGACCACGAAGATTGATGGAGTTCCGGGAGTCTCTTCAAAATAGCACGATGGACAGTTGCAGATGATACGGCAGAAAATCCGTTTCCGCTGCAGCGCTCGCAGGTTTTGAACACCGGCGCGCCGCGCTCGCTTGTGGCTTTGCGGTCGAGCACCTCACCTTTACCGCCGCAACGGCATCGGGCCAACAGCTCACCTTTACCGTTACATGCCGAGCATGTACGTTTGACCAGTTCGTTCTTGATCTTCGGAGGTACAATTTCCATACCGTCAGAGTTAAAGACTCCCGGATGTTTGATCACATCCTCGTACTGAGAGGTTAATCCGCTGCCGCTGCAGTTGTGACACGTCACGCTGGTTTCCGCAGAACGGGAGTATTCTGCAAAGGCGAATTGTGCGAGCACCAGCATGCACCAACCAAACTCTCCTGCAGCTGCTTTACGTACATTCCTGGGGGCTGATTCCATTGCATGACGCGCCAGAGCCTGTACAGCCAGTTGCTCATCGCTTTTGCTGATCCCGGTCTTACCAAAGAAAGCCGCAAGACCAAACCGCGCTCGGCTGCTGGTGGTACCAATGGCCGCCATAACATCGGTGCCGGTGATACGATCCGGAGAGGTTCCTTTCACGTCGTCGCTTATGTGCATACCCTGAGGGCTAAAGTGTTTTAGTGATGCCTCCAGTTTCATTCTTCACACTCCCCTACCAGGTTAAAAATCACCGCCGCGCCGTTGTCTTCCATAAATTCGTCCTTTCCGCTTGCCAGAAACCAGCGGCATACCTCCACGGCTTCAGTTCGCGTCACGGGTTTGATGGTTGCCAGCAGTTTTTCAAGGTAGCGCTCGCGGTCGTATACCGATTCGTGATGCTCGGAGTAACCAAATTCATAGCCCAGTTCCTGGCTTGCCGTATGGCGAACGCTGTAGAGCCAGTCCCAGTAAACAAACTCACGAACAACATCAGACAGCGTATATGGCTCAGGTAACACATCGCGATATCCATCAACAAATGCTCGTCGCTGTTCATCAATTTCGTTAATACGGCTGCCGTTAATGCTGCCAGCTTTCTTCTCGGCCGGAGTCCATCCCCAAAGGTGATCGTCGATAAATTTCGAGGAAGACATGATTACTCTCTCGGCTTCAACATCTTCGAGCGCTGCCTCATAGCTGCCGAAAACTGCCCTGACTGATGCTGCTTTTTCGATGTCCTCCCGGGCGTTCTTGATTGCCCTTGCCGGGTTATCCATGCCGATGGTACCGAAAGCAACCTGGAAAGGATCGCCACCATTCGCCAACAGATAACGCGAATAGCGTTCCTCGGCCTCTTTTGGGGAGATTTTAATTTTCGCCAGCGCGGCTTCGGCTGCTTCCAAATGTGCGGGTTCGTTAAGGCGGATTACCTCCAGCACCCAAAGATAAGCGTCAGTCTGCTTATGCCCGGTGATTCTCCGTTGCTCGGGCAGAGGCTTAATGTTTGCGAGGGCGGAGCTGTGCGCTGCCGTCGGGATGGTGAATAGTGCTTTATGTTCGTTGTTATCAGTACGCATTACGCAGCCGCCTTTTTCTTGAAGAAAACCACCTCACGAACCTGATCGCCGTTCATGAGCATGTCGTTAAAATCCCCGTTATCCGGGTAGTAGATGCTGATTTTTTCCAGGTCATTTTTTGCCAGTAAGTTGGCATGGGCGCATTCCGTGGCCGCAGCCAATCCGGTGGCGCTGTTTACGTCTCGATCTGCGAAAATAATCAAATTTTTCACACCTGCAGGAACACGGAATTTCTTCATGAATCCGCTGGTCATGGTGGCCCAGGTGTTAACGTTGTACAGCTGCTTGCAGGAAAGAGCCGTTTCGATACCCTCGGCAATTCCGAGGGTCGTCGCAACCGGGAACATGCGAATAGCGACAGAACGGGCATGATCCAGATAGCTTTCGTCCTGAAGAGATTTCTGGCGCTTCGCTCCGGCAGAATCCCTTAGTTGGGCTTTCCGATTACCGTCCAGCAAGGTTCTGTGCAGATAGCAAAGCTCGCCTTTGTCGTCCGTTGCGAGTGAATACAGACACTGGTAAACCTTACCGCCGTAGCGTTGTTTATCATTGAATTTCACCGCCTCTTGTGGGAGCTGATAAATCCCCCTGGCCTGCAGATAATCCGCCCCGGTAGTTCCTTTCAGATTGACCAGCTTCGAAAATTTGGACAGCACTCGATCACGGGCGCTTACTGCATCAGAAGTGCGCGGGAACGCTTCGCGGGTAAAGTTATTCCCAATCAGCTGGTCTATTTCCCTGCAAATTTCATTGAATGGCTTCCCTTGTGTCAGAGTGACAAGCTTCATTCCGTCACCGCTGCCGCAGGTACAGATCCATGTTCCCCGGCCATCCCGATCATCAATACGCAGCTTTCCCCGCGCACCACATACCGGACATTCGCCTTTAAAATGATTTCTGGCATTAATGGGTGGTAACCCGAAGTGCTCAAAAATCATTGCCCATTGACCTTTTGCCGCTTCTGCCGTTTTCATGCTCGTTTTCCTAACTGCTGTTTGATATCTCTGATCGCTTTCTGTGCTTGTTGTACTGAGGATGGGGCTGGCGTGCCTGATGCCTCTTGCAGGCGCTTGGTCTTCTCCTGCCCTTTCGCATACGCAATCAATTTGTGCCGGATGAAATTAGAGACGGTCGGCGTGATCTCCATCGGGAAATCGCTCAACCCGTTAGGCCACTCGTCAAAGCGTTCACGAAAGGTGTTCGCGCACCAGCCATCGCTGACGGGCTTTTTCCCCTGCGATACGCGCTGGCGCTGATAGAATTTGATTTGACTCCACCAGGCCTGTTTCTCTGCCTTCGTGGGCTGATGCTGGTTTTTACCCAGCTTTTTGAGTTTGCGGCCAGTGTCGGTATCGACGTCCTCACCGCCCAGCGGCTTATGCCCACATTTCGGGCAGACGTACACACCTGCGGGTTTCATGTAGTGGCATTGTGAGCATTCGTGCGGTAACTTTTCGGCCCGTTCCTCAGCTGCGCGGCGCGCGCTTTCCTCCATGCCGTCAGACTTACCGGGAAGATCGTCGTACTCGATTGAATCCGGATAACCCAAACGGTGCACGGTGCCGCTGTGATCGAAGATGAGGCAGGACTCTTTACCCGGTGCGGTGCGCAGGCCACGCCCGAGCGCCTGCAGCCAGCGAATTTCGCTTTTTGTTGGCCTGGCGTAGATGATGCAACGAACGTCACTATCGAAGCCGGCCACCAGAACGCCCACACTAACGATGATTTTCGTTGCACCGGTTTCAAAGCGGTGAATGATGGTCTGGCGCTCATCTACTGGAGTGTCGGCGGTCATGACCTCAGCGTTAACACCCGCCAGGTTAAACTGGATTGTCAGGTAATTGGCGTGGGCTACGTTGACGCAGAAAGCGATGGTAGGCAGATCCCGGCCATTCTCCAGCCAGTTCTGTACGATGTCGCCCACAAGCGTAGACCCGCACATGATTTCAGCCAGCTGCGTTTCGTTGTAATCGCTGCCGTACTCAAGCGATGCTTTGGTTTTTACGCCTTTCAGATCCGGCTTAGTTGGCGCGTAAAATTCGTATTTACTCAGATCGCCACGCTGGATTAACTCGCCGATGGTGGTCGGCTTAATCAGTCGGTCATAGTATTTGCCCAGGAACGGGGAAAACGGAGTACCCGACAGGCCAATCACCTTTACGCCTTTGCCGCGCAGACGTTCGATATCCTTCAGGATGCGTTTTTTACGCAGGTGTGCTTCGTCGATAATCAGCAGATCAATATTTTCAGGAAAAACACGACGAATAAGCGTATCGGCGCTGGCAATCTGAATTTTCCGGTCAGGATCGTAGTTTGGGTGATCCGCCCAGATATACCCGATTTCATCCCCCGGTAGCCCATACTCCACGAACCGATTAGCCGTCTGACCGATCAGGATGGTGTACGGTGCACAGAACAGGACACGCATACCACGGCTGACAAATCCGGCGACGATGAAGGCGGCCAAACCCGTTTTACCGCTACCGGTTGGCGAGTACACCATGAAGGTGTCGTTTGCCTTCCAGTCACGGCGCAACATGTTTAGCGCTCGTTCCTGTGCAAAATTCGGCGTGATCGTCAGCTCCATTGTGCTGCCCCCGTGCTGATGAGATAATAATTTTGTGATGTGGTTTTCATGGATTCCCCCTCACATGGCTGGTGGCCTCCCCAAAGGCTGCCAGCCTCCCTTCTGATTGAGCTCCTCTGAAAAATTCACTCTTCCAGGAAGAACCCTTTTCGTTTCTCAGCGCCTGAGCGCTTTGTACTACCTTGCTGATACAGGCGTTTTTTTAATTGCGCCCTTAAGACAGAGATCTACTTAACCAATGGATCTCTCCTGTTGGAAAAGACCCTATTCCTGCCCCTACACCCAATCCCCCCTTACCCCCCTTTCCCTCTTCCCCATAAAAACGTACTACTTACCTAGTACATATGAGGAGGTGGGTCAGTTGGTTGCCAGCCTGAACAGGCACCTTTAAGCCTGCTCCTGTTCGGATACCTTTAAACCCGAAACAATGAGGAGCGCGATTGCGTTCCAGCCAGGGGAGGTTCGGCGGTATACCCCTGTAAAGCTCTGCCCTGATTTCTCACAAACAGGCGAAGCCTTGTATTTGCTTCATGCCTTGCCCGGTTCTCCTTGCGGTAGGAAACGGGTTCAGCCTCGAACGTCTCCTGATACACGGCTGCATAACGCTGGATAGCTTTTTGTCGTGCAGTTGGTGTCAGGCTAAGTAACTGTTGCTTAATCCACTCGGCATCCGCTTGGCTATGCGACGAAGGCAGCAAATTTAGAGTTTCAACCTGTTGCATTAATCACCTACAAAAAGTGATTACATATCCATTCGTTTTTTGTTAGCCGCATCAAGGCCGAGCCTTAAGTGCGCAGGAATACCATCTTCTGGGGATGGATATAATTCAGGACGAACATCATGCGGTACGATTTTCCAGCCGGTCATTTCACAAATAGGTAAAACATACCGGGGGGGGATTACAGATTTAGAGAACCATTGGTTTACGGCCTGTGGCGAGATTCCCAAGGCTTTCGCAATTGCTCGCTGAGATACAGCGCTCCTCAGTCGAGAACGGATTTTTTCATCCATATGACACCATCAAGTTACAATTGATTTCATGTAAAGGATATCAAGTTTAAATTAACATGCAAGTTAGAATTTACTCATGTACACTTAAAATCAAGGCAAGCTTTACATTTGAGTGTTTTTGATGTTGGAACCACTGCATCAGGAGGGGTAATGAAAACTGCAGAAAGGATTAATGAACTTTTAAGACTCAAAGGCTGGAGTCAGGCTGAACTGGCAAGACAACTGGGTGTAACAGCCCAATCAGTTCAATACTGGACAACCGGCGAGACCTCACCGAGAGGCAAGCGGCTTGCCAGACTATCGGAAATTAGCGGTCTGCCTCAGTCATGGTTCCTTGGTGAATCCGAGAGTCCGAAATTTCCAAGTACGCGTAGGAACGATACCCATGCCGATAGCGTTAGGTTCAGTGTGCTTGATGTCGAGTTTAGTTGCGGTGATGGCTCAAGCGTTAAAGGCGACTTCATTGATGTAGTGAGATCCATCGAACTCGATCCTGAATACGCTCGTCAGTTGGTTGGAAATAGGCCTTTCAAAAATATTGAGATAGGTAACGCCAGAGGCGACAGCATGACACCAACAATATCTCCTGGTGACTTACTTTTCTTGGATAAATCAATAACTTATTTTGATGGTGATGGAATTTATGCATTCTGCTTCGATGGTGAATGCTATGTTAAGCGGCTTCAAAAAATCGGCTCCAAAATGGTGGTTCTTTCAGATAATTCAAACTATCAACCCTGGAGTATTGAGAAAGAAGCATTCAACATGCTTTACATACAATCGAAGGTAATTTCTTCAGTTCCTTTCAACATCAATAGATTCGGTTAACCTTCTGAAATATAACGGGCTTATGCCCGTTTTTTTTTAACCATCCCTCGCTATAATAAATTTTATCAAGTTTAACTTGACGAATTCAAATCCCCGCCATATCCTCTAATCATCAAGTTTAACTTGATTAAATGATAAATTTTCAATCATGACTAGGGGATAACAATATGCGTACAAAGTCCACCACAGAGCTGATTTCAATGGCACAGGCTGTACTGGTTTCTTTAATTGAATCACATAAGGTTATCGAACCTTGTGAGATTGAAGATAATCTTGTGGCTATTAACTCCTTGCTGGTTGATGCCTCAATTTCATCATCTCAAAACCCATCAACAAATAAAGGAAATGATGGACCTTTATCAGCAATAGCAATGCTCGAAGATCTCGCGGCGGAGATCCATGAAAGTACATCATTACTAGAATTAATCTTTAAAAACTCTCCGGATATGGGCGAAACAGACAATGCATTGGCTTGCCTCATACGTTCAATGATCAAGACTGGAGAAAAGGCTTACGGTTACATTTCACAGATAGAAAGTAAGAACAAAATATCGGAGTAAATAACAATGAATAATAACTCTGCAAAAAACATAATCAGCCAGGTCGAAAAGGTAATAACGAATATTTTCGAAAATGGTACGGTTGACAAAGATACTCAAGATGAACTCTTCCGCGCGATGACTCTGTTAGCAGATGCAAACACAGTTCTCAGGGGGCTAGAAGACGCGTTTTTCGATTCTATTATTACAGCGAAGAAATTGGAGGCAATTTCTCAAGCATTTTGCGAAGGATATTTCACAAATGAAGATAATGAACGCATCGAAACTTATTTAGCAGCGATGATTCATGACTATTCATTGAAATGTTGCAGCGAATTAAAAGATATAGAGACAAAACTAGGCTCCTAATGGTGGAACTATGTATCAAAAAACACTGCCAGTAGACACTTTGACCAGGAATTCAAGGTACGCTCTACATACTGACTTACGTAATATGAATAATATCACTTACTGCCTTTATAAAAGAAAAGGAGAATTGCTTATTCTGGTTGACACTTTCAGCGCCCATAAAAAGCCGAACAAAGAAGCTCAACAAATAATACAGAATTGTCACAGCCTTAAAAACCTCATAAAAAATAGCGTATCAAAGCATTAGGATTCAAAGCGGCAACAAATGCCGTCGATAAACACATCTTGATTTCAATATGGTGAATATTATGACTTTCATCAAAGACAAAACGGCATATAGAACAGCGTGCCTTTATGCGGCGTGTGGTTACGAAGTAATCGCCAGGCTTTATCTTAAAAAAGCCTATGGAGCGTAGATTATGAGT